CTGGTACGTTTTACCGTACGGTTAAGCAGAAGTATTGGACTAGCGATTGGGAGAACATGCACAAGTTTATTCTTGAACATGGAGTACCAGAGTTCTTGGACAAACGACTCAACCAGAAGAACGTAAAGGAGTTCCTAGAAGAGAACCCAGACCTTCTTCCGAAGGGGTTAAACGTAGACGCAGAATTCGCGCTAACAATAAGGAAGGGTAAGTAATGGAGCAATTAGTCCCCATTGAAGATGTCGCAAAGTATTTTAGTGTGTCATTATCCACGACCCGTAAATGGGTACGGGATGGTGTTATACCTTCAGATACTTATGTGAAGGTTGGCAAGACGCAGAGATTTGCGTTAGCCAAGGTGTCCGAAGCTCTGATGGCAGGTGTTACTAATGCCCAGCCAGTGCAGCCAGAAGACATTGCAGCAGAGTTTGACCCTGACGAAGACGCATAGTGCGCCGAATCAGTATACAGGGTAGTAAGTTTACTGGGTTAGACCTACAGCCAGACAGCACAGCTATAGATATAGTTATCGTAAACGCAGCGGCAGTATCGCGCTCGTACTACAAAGGTGACTACGACCCTAAAGCCAAACGTCTGCCTACATGTTGGTCTAGTGATACCCAGAGACCCGCACCTGAAGTACCACCAGAGCAGAGACAAAGTGCCCGTTGTATTGACTGCACTAACAATGTCCGAGGTTCTGGTAGTGGGGGAGGTAGGGCTTGCAGGTTCAGCCAGCGCCTAGCAATTGTTGAAGAGCAAGCGTTAGACACGGTGTACCAGTTGCAAGTACCCGCCTCATCCATATTTGGTAAGGCTGGAGGTAGAAGTTCCATGCCTCTACAAGCCTACGCCAAGTTTTTGAGTGGGCATGGAACGCCCAGCGTAGCAGTGGTAACGAGGATAAGTTTTGATACAGGTAGTCCTGTACCGAAGTTGTTCTTCTACCCACAAAGACCTTTAGAAGAAAAGGAACTACAGAAAGTCAGGTCGATGGTGGATGACGATGACACGTTAGCAGCGATTGCTTTCGACGTTAGCCCCTACAACCGAGAAGGTTCGCCCTTCTCTACGACTGAAGGGTTCAATATAAATAGCCTAAGTTAAGGAGACCAACAATGGCTGATAATAATATGTACTACACAATCGAAGGCGTAGAAGCCCTCTACCCAAAACTAGATACCACTTACAAGTTTGATAACAAAGCTGGTAAGAACGGTGCGTCTGTCAAATGTGACCCACTAGATGATGGTGCAGAGTACTCGATGTCCTTCGTTATGTCTGAGAGCGAAGCTAAAGCCCTATACAAGGCAATGGCTGTGGCTTATAAAGCCAAAAAAGAAAATAGCTGGCCCGATAAGTTCGCTCTTCCATTCAAGAAGAACGATGACGGTAACTTCATTGGTAAGTGTAAGTTGAAAGGTGCTTACGGCACTGATAAGACTACCCCACCAATACAAGTTGACGCACAGAACACTAAGCTGCCAGCAGATTTTCAGTTGACAAGCGGCAGTACCGTGAATCTTGCTTTCACTTTTGTACCGTACTCTATGCGGGACAACGGGGTTAGCTTGCGTTTAAACGGTGTTCAAGTAACTGAATACAAGCCTATGGTTTCACGTTCGCCCTTCGGCATTGTGGAAGGTGGTTTTGTAGCACAACCTGATAATCCGTTTAGTGATACTACCAGTAGTGTAAAGAGTACCAGTGTCGAGTTAGATGATGATGACTCTGATGATATATTTGGTGATGAACCAGATACCGCTAAAGTAGCGGAACCAACGAAGGTCGTTAAGAAGTCCGCGCCTGCACCCAAAGACGACGACGATCTGAGTTCAGTTATTGAAGACTGGGATGACTAGTCCTAAATAACTACTCCAGTATGGCTAGGTAATACCGAAGAGGGTGCGCCGACACCCCTGCCATGCTGTCTCTCGGCAATAGGTGCAGAACATGAATACAAGAGAATTTTTGCGGTGGGTGTTACCCACTGAGGGGGTATACGTTGCCCTACAATATAATTTAACGTCTAGCGGGGTACGGCAAACATACTTCGACTCGGTAGATGATCTAGCAGAAGCCACCGAATACTACGACAGTATGGGGCAAGATGTGTACTTTGCTATGAGTAACTTCAGGAAGAAGGAGACTCGTAAAGGCGAAGATGCCAAGCATATTAAATCGTTCTTTTTAGATTTAGATGTTGGCGCAGATAAGGTAGCTGAACGTAAAGGCTTTGCTACACAAGATGACGCACTACGTAGGTTAGAAGAGTTCCGCGTATCGTTAGAACTACCAGAACCTCTTATAGTTAACTCAGGGCGTGGTATACATGTCTACTGGGGGCTATCAGAGTCCATACCAGTAGAGCAGTGGAAGGTAGTAGCTGACCAGTTTAAGGCTAAGTGCAGAGAGTTTGGGCTTGAGATAGATCCCGCAGTACCTGCTGACATGGCACGAGTTCTTCGTGTAGTAGGTACGCACAATTACAAACCTGAAACCCCCGCACCAGTAGAAGTCATAGGTGATGTACCTGCCGTGGTCAACTTTGACTTCTTTGCCAGTAAGCTGGGTATGGACACGATACCAGTTCCCAAGAAGTACACACCTGCGGATGGCCCAGCTAGTTTACGTGACGCACTGATGAGCAACATCAAGTACAGCTTTAGAGGTATATTACTCAAGGCGCAGAACGGTAACGGCTGCGAACAGCTACACCGTATAATTAAAGGACAAGCCGAAGCTAGTGAGCCAATGTGGAGGGCGGGACTGTCTATTGCTAAATTTTGTGAAGACAGCGAAGAGGCCGCACACAAAATCTCTAGGAAACACCCTGAATACACCCCAGAGCTTACGCTCAAGAAACTAGTCCTAATTAAAGGCCCGTACCGTTGCACAACATTCGACGAGAACGAGGCTGGCATATGTATGGACTGCCCTAACTGGGGCAAGATAAAATCACCGATTGCTCTGGGGCGTAAGATACCCGAAGCCGAAGTGAACGAAGATGGTACATATGCTATCGAAGAGGGTTTTGATGAACTAGAAACAGTTGAAGGCACGCTACTTCTCGCTAGTGGTAGCAAAGAACTTTCCCCAGAACACGTTATACCTGTCTACCCGCGTCCTTACTTTCGAGGGGTCAACGGTGGTGTGTGTGTTAGGCATGTGAGTGTCGATGGGGAAGTTGATGAACATGTCATCTACCACCATGACGTATATGTGACGCAGCGGATAGTAGATATAGAAGAAGGTGAGTCCGTAGTTTGTAGGATACACCTACCGAAAGACGGCGTGCGTGAGTTTGTAGTACCTCTTACGGCAATAACTTCACGAGAAGAATTCAGGAAAAGAATGGCGATACACGGTGTCGCTCTCCCACAAACAAATGACTTAATGCAATATATGATTACTTGGGTAAACGAATTACAAGCAACTTCCACAGCAGCCACGGCACGTCGCCAGTTCGGTTGGGTAGACGAGAACATGGATGCCTTTGTTATAGGGGACAAAGAGATACACGCAGATCGTATTGAACATAACCCACCGTCTACACCTACTGCCGCACTAATTCCATACCTCAAGCCGAAAGGTACGTTGGAGGCGTGGAAAGAGATGGCTAATTTCTACAACACGCGGCCCGAACTTGTGATGCACCAGTACGTTGTATGTACAGCGTTTGGCTCTCCGCTAATGAGCTTCTTACCTCAGAATGCTTGCGCGTTACACATACACAGTCCACTTAGACGGTGCGGTAAAACAGCAGCTATACGGGTAGCGGGTTCGGTGTGGGGTGCTGAGAAAGGTATGTTGATAACTGAAGAGGATACTGACGCGACAAAGTTTAATCGCGCAGAGGTGTTGCACAGTCTACCGTTTTACATAGATGAGATGACTAACGCGGAGGGTAAACAGCTAAGTAAGTTGGCGTATCAAATATCCTCTGGTGAGCAGCGTGGGCGTATGGCTGGTGGGGCTAATCTTGAGCGTGCTCGTGGTGAATCGTGGCACCTCTCATGTGTAACTACAGGTAACGCCAGTGTCATTGAGCGTATCGCAGCAACCAAGCAAGCGCCGAAAGCAGAGGCACAAAGGATGCTAGAGTGGAGGGCGCAACGAGTATTTGGCAGCACTGAGGAGAAGAAGGGTACCGATGTGTTTGATATAGCTATAAAGGAGAACTATGGGCACGCGGGGCCAATCTACATTCAATACGTTATGCAGAACCTTGAAGCAGTTAAGAAGCTAGTGTTTGAGAACCAGCGGCTAATAGATGAAGCGGCGGGGCTTACAGCGGAGAACCGCTTTTGGTCAGCCGGTGCAGCTACCACAATAACTGGTGCGTTTATCGCTAAAGAACTAGGGTTAATTGATTACGATCTGAAGGCGCTGTTCGCGTGGACTGTTAAGCTACTCAAGGCAAACTTGCAGTCGGTAAGTGATATGGGCGTGTCAGTAGAGCAGACCCTTAATGACTATATGACTGAGAACTACAACAACATCCTAATGCTCAAGAGCACCGACGATTTACGTAGTGAGTCTGGCAATGGTCTGGATACCCTTGTTATACCGGATGCTCTACCACGCGGGAGGTTAGTTGCAAGGTACGAAACGGGTACTAAGAAGGCTTATCTTGTACCTAAACCTTTGAAGGCTTGGTGTGCCACGCAGCAGGTAAACTACGGTGCGTTTGTGGATGGTCTGATTAAGAACTTAGGTGGTAAACGTGGGTCTATACGGTTGGGTAAAGGTACACACCTAGAGTTACCGGCGAGTCGGGTCATAATAGTTAATTGTAAGACGTTCGATAAGGAAGGAGAGGGAGACACGACAGCAGATGAGTAATAAATTCCTACGTGCCATAAGAGTACAGAAGAAGATGCGTGAGGATTATGTTGATCTTAGGTTATCTAGGGTCAAGACGGATAAGTTCTCAGCGGAGGAGAAACGTAAGATCTGGAATATGCAGGCTGCGGGTGTACCGTTCCGATATATACTAGAAGAAGTGGGGACAGAAAGACTTGTCCTTCAACGGCTGATCGGTAGAACCGCTTGGCCCGACCAGTCGGAGTTACGGTAATATGAGTAAAACATTTTAGCAGCGATAAATGCCCAGAGCAAAGCATTGGAGATGGGTAAAGAACGTGGTAAACGTGCTTACGCAGATGAACCGAACATAACACCAATACCCCGTGTAGAGCGCGGCAAATTTAAACGTAGTATACCCGACGAAGAGATCATGGCGGTGTTAGAGGCTCAGAAGCGTGGTATGGGTAGGGCCAAGATAGCCAAAGAAACAGGTATGAAACCCGCTGCGGTGTACAACATAACTCGTAGATACGAGCTAAAACGCGGTGGTGGATTTAGGGTATTAGGTAAAGGTGAATGACACCGTACTCAAACTGCACGATATAAACCCTGATGGGCTACGTATCGTTGTGGATTGGGGCGCTATGGTGGTGGGTAGTTCTATATTCATCCCCTGCGTCAATACAACCGAGGCTATACAACAGGTTAAGAAGATATGTGTAGCCGGTATGGGTTGGGA